TTTACATCCCGCTCGGATTTGAATTCGAGATGCATAACGCCCCATGGCTCCGCCCCCGGTATTTTATATGACACCAGTCCGGCAAACCTTTCAGGGTTTGGCTTTTTGACATTCGGTGTATGATCTTCGATCTTCAGCTTTTCTTTTCCTGATCCCTGACCCCCGACCCCTGACACCTTCTTTTCCTTCCCCTTCCTTCCCCAACTCCTGCCCTTTAACTCCTTCTTAACCTTAACTCTCTCTTTCACAGTGGCCAGCGCTTCCTCAATAGATTCACCGGCTTTCTCGGCGTTACGCGCGGCCTCATAACATACCCAGCACCGGCCATAACCGGGCAGGTTCATGTCCGGCCTTTTGCAATTATTACATGTTCCTTTTTTATAGCCCATATCAACTCCTTTGGTTTCTGGTTTATAGTTTCTGGTTCCTGGTTTTTCGATATTCGATATCCGATCTTCGATATACAGCCCCGGCGCTCCGAACCGCTCATCCACAAGCAGCGAATATTCCGCCCTGGCGTCACATCGCAGGCACCGGTCATGATTTTTATCCTCTTCCAGCAAGTCGCAATCAAAACAAGGACTTTTAAAAGCCGAAGTTCGTACATAGTACATCGCTAATCCTCCGCATTATCCCTGGGGAGTTTTATACAACTGGAGTTCAAATCCGACGGGAACATCAACCAGTCGCCATCATCCTGCAAAACCTTCTTTGCCGTTACACATTCAGATACACAATCCCAATCACATGGCATCAGATCGAGCACAGAGCATCCGCATTCAATAGGCTGGTTGCATAACCCGTCATATTTATTTGCAATAAGATATTTCTCAACAATCTCTTTTACAGTCTTCATCTCCGCCCCTTTTCGATGTACGCTATTCGATCTTCGATATTCGATCTATCCAGATCCACCCGACCATCCCTGCCGATTGCAAACAGAACGCCGCGCACCTCTTCATCCATAAAAACAAGATGCGACAGCCTCCTTGACCTCTCCAGATTCTTGCGCTCCCATATATCCGGTTCATCGATAAACAGCCTTTCCGGACTCGTCTGAATCGTCACAGGCGAGTTTTTTACCAGGGCAACCAGCTCTTCGAGAGAAGAGATTTCCGACCCCGCCTCTTTAACAACATCATTCAATAAGTCCGAACGTCCGTTCGTCCCAGGGGAAGGCGAAAGACATGAGGCATGAGGCGAGAGATTTTCCGCTTTTTGTTTTTCTTCGATATTCGGCTTCCAGTTCCACGCCTCCGGCAATCCCGCCCGAATCCACCCGGCTATATCAAGCCCGGCCTTGAACGCATCGCCCGGATCTTTCCCATGCGGGACCGGCCACCGCCGATGTGTCTCCGGAAAGCGCTCCTCCCACCATACGATTGCTTTTCTGCCCGCCTGGTCATAATCAAGAGCGTTTAAAATCACCGGGACCGTTTTCAATTTCTCGTAAGTTTCAAGCTCCGGATGCCGCTGAGCAGATCCCAGGGCTACCACTCCGATCTTGTTTGCCCGGATTTTCCCCCAAACCATGATCGCGTCAAGCTCCGACTCGATAATCACATATGCCCGGCACGCCCCGCCCGGAATCAGGCACCGCATCCCGGATCCCGGAAGCACATAATATTTCGGCTGCTCCCGCTCGGTCCGTATGCGGACGCGCTCGACAACATTACCGTTCATGAGCGGAATCACATAGCCTTCCGGAATCCATAACTTTTTCCTTGTTTTGCCATCTTCTTTTAGCTCTGTCGGCAATCCCCATGATTCCCGGGGTCGGTATATATCCATAGGGTTCCATCCGATCCGGAATTCTTTAATAAGCTCGATATCAATCCCACGTTTTTCAAGCTCGGCAACCCGCCAGTCATATATCGCATAATTACAAAGATTATCATGCGCCCAGGAGACGAGCTTTTCCGCTTTTTCCCGCCACGGGTCCGCCGGTGGAATAGCCTTCTCCGGAACATACTCCGTTGTTTTGCTTTTCGGCTTTTCCTGACCCCTGAACCCTGACCCCTGAACCCTGGCTTCCGAGCCCTCTATTTCAACCCCATATTGTTCCGCCAACATCTTCACCGCCTCCACAAACACAATCCCATCTTTTTTTACAATATATTCGATTACATCCCCATGAGCACCGCAGCCAAAACAATAAAATATCTGCTTATCTGGCGCCACCGAGAAACTCGGCGTCTTCTCCGAATGAAACGGACACAGCCCGAAATAATCCGTGCCGTTCTTTTTGAGATCCACCGACCGCCCGACAACCTCAACAATGTCCGCCGCCGCCTTAATCCTCTCGATTGTTTCAGGGAGTGTGTTCATAATTAAATCCTTCTCGGACGATACAGGGATGATTGACGAAAAATCCCAAAATTAAAACATTAAAGATAACTACTATTTACATACTTTATTGGACTATTGGACTATTGAAACACTATTTAATTAATGTATGTTTATATTTTTAATATTTTTGACGCTTTAAAAACAGCGTCCAATCGTCCAACAGTCCAGCCAAAAAACCGTTATCCGGCCAGCAAACCGAGACCTAAGTAGCTGAATGTGCCGGATTTTACCTTTTCGAAGCCCGCGCCCTGAAGCAGACGCCCGAATTTCTTCTGGCTCATACCCTTCTTCGAGACATTTTTAAGGAACCATTCATTAAAAGAGTCGTATAATTCAGACGCGCCCGCCTTCGCTCCCGGATCCCGATAGCAGTGCTCCTCGATAAAATCTTCAAGGATATCTTCTTCCCGTTTATATTCCATCGTTGCGTCGAGAACTATCGCAGGCGGATCAAGCCCGCGCTCCTGCCATTCGATACAACCCCGAACCAGCCGGGCCAGAATCCCGGAAGCCTCCTTCTGTAATTTGCCCTGTAAATAGAGATCGGCGAACCGCTCGTTTTCGGCACGAGGCTCGCGATTTACAAAGCTGAGCTTAAACGGGATTAAAATCATACGCTCCCACATGGCGAAATCATACGCGGAGGCGTGCGGCTTGTTATTTGTGAGTAAAAAAAGCGTGTGCGTAGGTGTAAAAGATATCTCCTGTTGAGCAAACGGCGAGCGGCCAACAAGAGTATCACCGCCGGACAGCCATTTGACGCGGGATGAGGAGAACCGGCGACCCTCATCAGTCTCAGATGCGACGGCAAGGCGGAGCCCTTTGAGCGCCATTATATCCGGCGATGGACCGGCGGCGCTTCGGGATCTTCCCTGGTCGAGCAACATTTCCGACTGGATAGGTGCGGCAAGCGGGCCGAGAACGTGAAGAAGGGTTTCTATCAGGATGCCTTTGCCGTTCTGCCCCTGGCCGTGAAGCATGACAAACTTGCGCTGGGCGGTAAGGCCGGTAATGGCATATCCGAACAGCCTGTCTAAATACGATATCAGGTCCTGATTGCCCTCGAATGTCGTTTGTAGAAATTTATCATATTCCGGGGCAGGCTCATCGATGCCCTTCCACTCATGCGGGCACGCCCGAAGGATGAATTCATCAGGACGCCCGGGACGAAGCTCGCCGGTTTTGAGATTCACAACACCGTTTTTACAGGCGAGAGTCCAGGGATCAAGATCAAACCCGTCTCCCGGCACCGCCAGCGGATCATATTTTGTATGAGCGCATATCACGCAATTGCGCCGCCCGCGATCCGTGCGAAGCCGCGACACGCGCTTATAAATTTTATCATGCGTCTCCTTCAGGCGCTTAGCCTCGTCGTCTTTACCGTCCTTCACGGCGTCGTTTCGCTGGTATGATATATTAATGGCTTCCTGCAGGTACCGGTCGCAGACCGATTCGGCGGAAGCAACCGCCGTATTCATGATGTCGCGCTCCCAATGATGCCCGCTCCAGACGTACCATTTTTCATCAGTCTTGTTATATACATACCTGCCCTGGTTGAGCGCCGCGTACAGGCGCCCGTCTCCGATCTCGTTTTGTTCGAGGCACTCCAAAACATACTTGGAATCAACCTCGCCCGGCGCCGGAAGTTTTTTCGCGGCCTCCTTGCTTTTTGCCCGGCGCTGCTCCTGCTCCTCGGCGATCCGCTTTTCAACCAGCTCTTTGATATCCTCGCCGGATCCGTTATTCGTAGCTCGTGGTTCGTTGTTCGATTCACGATCTGCGATCTGCGATCCACTGTCCGGGGTTTTCTGCTCGTCTCCGCTCAATTTATATTTATCGCCCTATCAAGATTAGATTGCTTATGCTCATAATATTAATTACTTATTAGTCATAACCCGTAATTCGTTGTTCGTGGCTCGTTGTTCGGATACACGATCAGCGATTCACGAACCACGATTAAGCCGCCGCTGCCGACCCCTGATCCCTGACCCCCGGAACCTGCACCCGCCCCTTGGCACCTGCACCCCGACCCCTGTTTCCTGACGCAAACCCCGTAAATACCCGATATTTCCACGTTTCCATTTTTCATATATCACATCACCCGGACACAGATTTTGAGGTTTTGCCAGCCGTATGATCTTTATCTAACAGGAAGGACCCGCCGACCCCATACCCCCACGGCTCTCTTTGCCGCGCCGGTCGCGGCTCCTGAAATGATTGGACTATTGGATGTAAAAAAAACAAAAACAAAAGAGGGTGCGTCCCTGAAAAAATCCTGGGATTAAAAAAGATCAGTTATTTCCAGGCAAAATATCCCCAAACCGCCAGCACGAAATAGACCGCAAACAAAACGGCCTGAGCGTATAGACCGACACACAGATCTATTATCGCCCAGGCCGCGTTCGTGAATCCCCATATTATAAAACACGATCTCTTTTGTTGTATGTTCAACACAACCCCCACCAAACTCAACCCTGTCAGCAGCCACATCATGACTTTACCCATAGTAAATCGTTATGGGTTCTGCCATCCAATATGCGGCCAGCTCGTTTTCTGCCGACCTTATAAAACCCGTCTATATCCGGCTGTATAGAGGCCGCGTCCAGCTCTCGCGCCAGATCATCCATATAATTAAGTTGATCGTCATGGATGTATTCCCCCCAGCTCTTAAAGAAGAACGGCACTCCAGCCTGTTCGCATTGGTTACGTACCGACCGAACCCAATCAGGATGCATTGGCCTTGCTCCGGGGCCAGTTTCACCGCCTAAAATTATACAACTAAATTCATTCATAGGCTGACTTGGCCCCGGAACTTTCAGTATGTTTATCGGCCCCAGCATCGGCTCAATCGAGAGGAGCTTCTTCCCCGGAACTTGCAGGAATATTGGTATCTTTTCATCTGCTTCCTGCTGGTTGCAGACCGTGAGGCCATTCCATACGTTATCAGGCAAAGGAACTCCATGATCGGTATACCATTCAACAAATTTAAGCATGTTTTGAGGGCGTTTCGTGAGGATTGAGAAAGTATGCCATTCCACCGACCATATAACCCGATAAACTTGTTCCTGGAAACCGTCCTTAACTTCATTATGGAACAAGTCATTCCAAACCGCATACACGGTCGGCTTCTTGCGCTTCAATGGAACGGAAAGGCGTTCAGGATGGGTTTCTATCACGCCTTCAACGCTCCTATGGAACCGTTTCTCCATTACCAACGACCAGCAGTTGTCACAGCCAAGACTACATCGGGTGCAACCGGACACCAAGCTCCACGGCAAATCCCATTATCTCCCGTTGCTGATATCAATCATCGCGACTCCCTATCCTATCCATCCACTCTTCAGCCCACATCTGTGTCGACTGATTTACCCCGTCGCCGTCCGGAAGCGATCCGGTTTCAGCGATATGCTTAATATCGGCCATGAGAAACATCTCCTCCACAGCCGGTATTCTTTTATAAATAATCTCGGTCATTCTTTATAAACTTTCCCTCATCTTCTTCGCCAGCCATTCCGCCACAATAACCCGCCGATATTCAAATTCCACCTGGGAGCGCGGGAAGCGTATCTTCTTGCCGGTATCCGCCATCACAACCTCGATGCTCTTGTCCCCGGTTGTATCTGTGATATCCGAGATCTCAAATATCCTTACCGGCCCCCTTATCATCAGCCTCCCCGCTTTTCAGCGTCCGCAAAAACCGCCGCAACACCCGGCGCACAAACTGCATTGCAATCTCTTCCGGATATCGCAAGTCCCCATACCCATCCTCAGCGTTTTCGGTTTTCTGCTTCACGCTCCTCCTGACACGCCACACATGTTGTCGCCCAGGGCGCGGCCTTCATTCTCGCCGCCGGGATCAGGCAGTCGCAATCCTCGCAAAATCCATCGATAACGCCCCTGCCCCGCACCTTCGCCTGGATGTTGCCCACCGTATCCTGCAACATCTCTTCCGTTCTAATCTGCGCATCATCTATGATATCCGGCATCGCTTAAATTTGGTGCCCCGGTTCGCATCGGCTGTCCCCGTCAGCCTTAGCTACTTAACCCGTCCGGGGTGGCCGGGTGATAGGAGGTACTCCACCCGATATTAGACCCCTTTAAACGCCTCGGAGCCGGGCGCCATCAATGACTTTAATATTGCGTATCCGGCAATATCCCGCCACGGGTTTTCGCCGAAAGCATCTTTATCTGTTGCGATCCGAAACAGCTTGTCGATAATGCGGATCATGGCCAGAGCGTCGTCATACTGCTCCGTTCGTATTCCCTTTGGATACAGCTCCCGAAGAATATTTCCCGATTTATTCATGCTGTCGCCATAAGCCGCGTTCTTCTGATCCACCAGCTCGCCGATCTCCTTGCCGAGCTCTTCATATTTACCCGGAAATTTCTCCATTTACCCCCCTATTAAAACGGCACAAAAGCGCAAAGCAAAAAGGCGAAAACCCCCATGATGCAAACCACGGAAATAATCGCCTTGATAAAATATTCAGTCCCAATTTCTTCGTCATCGATCATTCGGTGATACAGTTCAGGCTGCTTCATCGATAACTCCTTCCGGCGTCGGTGCGCCTTCCGCAATTTCTTTGATGTTTGCAGGCTCAAGAGGTTTCCCGATACTGTTGTATTGCTTTTTGATCGACACGATTTTTTTCAGAGCCGTTCTAATCTCCTTACTGTCCTGCTTTGCCGTGGTTATCATGTTGACCAGATTATCAGCCGCCGAATCGGTCAACACGGTCCCGACCTCGCTGCCATACAGCACAACTTCCCCGGCTTCATTTATCGCCACGCGGATCCTGTTTCCATTACTCCCGTTAGCCATTAATTGCCTCCTTTTATCAGGGTTAATCTTTTCTGCTCCCGCTCCCATCTTGCTTTCGCCTTCTTATCGTACCAGCACCGCTCCCCGGTTTTCGGATCGATAAAATATCCTGATTCCTGCCGCTGTACCGGCGCCGGCTGCGGAAGCTGCGAAGCGAGCGCCTGATTTTGCAGAGTCAGGGAGACTATGATCTCCTCGTTCCTCCGAATCGCTTCGCTTATTATTTTTTGGGCTTCGGTCATGCCTTCCCCGTAATCTTCTGCGTAAATATCGCCACCTGACGGATAAGCTCCCACGCCTCCCGCTCTATCTCACGGATCTCGCTTCTCGTGAGTTTGCCGTCAAGGAGCGCACTGCTTGCCGCCTTGGCAAGCTCTCCGAATTCGGATATGGTTTTCAAAAGCTCTTTCTGGATCTCGGATGGTTTTTCTGTGGTTTTTGGTATTGGAATGATGATCAGGTTGTATTTTTCGGCAAGATATTGAATCGGCGCAAGTGCGTCTTCTTCCGATACTTTGCATTTTTTAGCGGTATCGATTATCTCCTCGATGCGGTCCAGCGGATTATATGCTCCGCTGTCGTCGAAGTCTGCTGTGGGTTCCTGCCATTTGCGGATCAGGCTCGTTGATAAGTGCAATTTTTTGGCGACCTCTACCGTGTTTCCCGAAATCGCCTTGTTTATAGCCTCAAAACTTCTCATTGTATTACCAGCTCCCTATCAAATTATAATTGCAATGATTGTTTATATGGTGTACTCATGCACATACTAAAATCAGATTATTTATCCGGCATCTCCTCCAGGATGCCCTGCAGAGCGGTAAGGATCTCCGTTTCGGATTTGTTGAGTCGATAACCTAACAGAGCGTTGTAAAAGGTATTGCGGTGGATAGGTCTGCCGAGTCTTTCGGATGCTTTGTCCTTGAGATCGAGCCAGTACCCGATGCCGATGCCCTTATCGACCATCAGATGTTTTACAGTTTTAACAAGTTGTGTGTTCGGTTCCATTTTAAAATCCTGAAAAGGTGCTTAAAAAATGACCAGAGAAGAAATTTTCATACAAATAATCTCGGAGGTTTCCGGTTTAGAAAAAAGCAAAATCAAAGAACTTTTAAAACTGGCCGCCGAGACTTATCCCCGCGGTAAACTGGATGAGCAAGTCACGGATAAAGAAGCCGAGGAACTTCTAACCAAACTCCGGAGTGAGGGTTCCGGGATCCTTGCCAAGTTGGTCAGCGGCGCCATGGAGGTCGCCAGAAACAAGGGGCATGCGTGATAAAAGCACCGCGCCGAACAAATCCATAAGGTGTTTTATTGCGGCTTCGCTGCCGAGTGTTTCGATTAAAAAATTATAGAAAATCGGGGCTTTTCCCTGAAGCTGCTGAGGCATTGATAATCTCCTTTATTTAAGGGTTAATATCATTCTGGGGCGGATAAATACACTTATAGTTTAGCCATGTCAAGAAAAAAATACACGAAAAGTGAAAATAATTTGGACAAGTCAATCATCAAAAGAACAATGAAAGTATTTAATGTCAGCAAAAAATATCAACTTGCTGAAATATTAGACATATCTCCGCAAGACCTAAGCAATAGAACCGGCAAGGGCACGATATTAAAATTAATCGAAATGGAATCTCTTAAACGAAAAGTGAATTATGATTGGATTCTTACCGGTGAAGGCGAACCCTACCCCAAGGCTCATAGCAATAACACTGGAATACCGACAATAAACGAGACACAAAAAGATTACGACACAGACCGCTTTGGCCGAGCCGTATCAAATCTCAAGAATATATTTGATTCCGGCAACGATGTATTAATCACCGCAATTGAGGCAAATCTCAGCGCATTCAAAGCGGCTGCTCTGGCCGATAAAGAGAAAAGAGAAATGAAGGCCGGTATGGAGGAAATGGATAAAAAGATTAAGCGCCTGGAGGTTGAAAATAAAGAGCTAAAAGGGTGTGCTGGCGGCTCTCCGCCGCTCACCTTAACACCGGTCAAGTGCGACCCTACTGGCACCGAAGATCCGGAAACGTGATTTCAATTATGGTGTAACCGATAATAAAGGAGACATCATGGCCTTTTTCATATGCCTGGTGATCGTTGCTGTTTGCATCTATTTGCTTATATCCCCAAAACAGAAACCCAAAAACATCGTAACGCAAACATGGACCGTAACCGAGGAGCCAGTAAACAATGACGAATATGACCCGGAAGCCAAAATTATCCGGGAAGAAATAAAAAAAGCAATGGCGGATCACTCTCCTGCTATAAAAATGCTTCTTGCGCTTGCCCGTAGCGACGGGACCACATCCAAGCCGGAACGCAGTCTTGTCTTTGATTTTTTAAACCGTAACGGCGCAGGAATGACTTATGATCGGCACAGGCCATATTTTCTAACATCAAACAGCTTTATGTATAGCGCCGTAGAATTGGATAAATTTGACAAAATGATCAAGCCGCTTGCCTTAATGCCTTTACAATATCGAATTGATATTTTTTCAACAGCATCCGCCATCGTGGCTTCCGGCGGAACTCCTAAAAAAAGAGAAGCCGAAATGCTTAATCGATTAAAAATATTGATTGAGCAGGAGCCGCGCGATGCTGCTTAAAATCTGGCTTATATCCTGGGCGGCGCTTTCTTTTGCTATCTCCCGGAAGACAAAATCGATTGTAACGATTGTCGGCGGAGGCTTAATCTGCTCATTGATCGCAGTGATGATTGTATTTTTTATCAATCCTTCGTTGTCAGCCGATTCAGAAGCAATCGACGCGTGCGCGATAGCGCAGGAGTATGATCACAACGAGCTGGCCGCAATCGCCAAATATGACGATAAATGGTTCACTATCAAGGGCGCGGCTGGCGCAAAGGGAGACGGTGTTGGAGGATTGTTTTTACAGATTCCGTGCGGTAGGTTCTGGCCTGCGGCTCAATGCTCCTTCGACAAATCAAAAGCTCTCGATCTGGCGTATATCAAACCGGGCCAAATAATAACGATCAAGGGCAGGTGTAAAAGCAAAACTCTCGGCAGCGTTATATTTGACAAATGTTCCATCATATCCAAATAAGGCTTTCATGTCTGTCCATAAACTAAAAGACGGGCGATGGTTCGTCCATTATAGGATCCCGAAGTCCGAAAATAAATACAAGCGGGAGTATTTCGGGCGCGGCCCTGGAGCCGAACACGCCGCGAGGGAGCGCGACAAGTCTCTTGCCGCATCCCGCCGGATCCGGCGCTTATCAGGCCATATCGCATCCCCGACATTTCTCGAACTTGCCGAAGCATATCTTGCAGGCCGCATGGCGTCTATGGAATCCACAACATATTCCGTGCTCAAATACAAGCTCACCGCCTTCATACTCCCGGAGTTAAGCCATATTCCCGCAATGCAGCTCACAAAAGAGCGCATCGACTCGTATGTGCAAAACCGCCTGGCAAAAGGCAGGCGACCGGGCACCATCCACAGGGAGATCACTGACATCCAGGCGATATTAAACTTTGCCGTCAGTCGCGGGGCCATTCCGCACAATCCGCTCACCGGCTACAAAAAGCCGCGCCCGGATCCGAACATCATCACCCCGCCCACACTGAAGGAAATGAAGAAAATAAACTCCTGCGCCCCGGATCATCTTCAAAGAGCGCTCAAACTCATATTCTACACCGGCGCAAGGCCGGGCCGAGAGATCCTTAATCTGAAATGGGAGAGCGTGAATTTCGCGCAAAACACCATCCGGATCATCTCAGCCAAAAAACACGGCCTCAAATTCCGCGATGTGCCGATATTCAAGAGCTTTCGCGCGGAGCTTGAAACATGGCACAAAGAAGATAAAGCGGCTGCAAAAAAGGCAGAGGGAAAACCGGATATGTATTCTCACATTGTGAACTACAAAGGGCGCGGAGTGAAATCTCTGCAGACATCCTGGCGTCACGCGAAAGAAAAAGCCAAGATAGAGCGCGATATCATCCCGTATTCATACCGCCATGCCTTTGTCAGTATGCTTCTGGATAGCGGCGCGGATCTCAAATCCGTTTCCGAGATCGTCGGGCACAGCTCCCCGACGCTCACACTGAAAGTTTATCAGCACACAAACAGACTCATGCACCGCGCCGCGATAGAAAAACTGCCCGCGGTAAACTGGTAATACTATGGTAATACAACATCTGTTTACCACGCCATAACAACCCGATATCAATGGCTATTATCGCCGCCACCGGCCTTCACACGGTAGAAGTCACTGGTTCAAACCCAGTACCGCCTACCAAACAATATCAGCATGTTAGAGCAAATCGGGAAAGCGGGCGGAGCGGAATTTGGTAATACGCTGTATTGCCAAAAATCACGAAAAAAAATTATGAAACACGGGATATTTGTGATACGCGGATCCGCCGCCAAGTCTCACTCCGGCATACATCGGATGATAGATGTACCAGGGCTGGCCTCTTGAAATCATAGCCTCTTTGAACAGCCCATCCGCTTCGCTTCTCGACAAAACCGGAACCGAATCCTTCCGGTACAAATAATCATGCAGGACCGCCTCCCTGTGCGCCCGGTCTCCCCATGCCGAATACACGAAAGGGATCCTCGGTACGCTCGCCAGATCCGTTTGAAATTCTTTCGGAACAATAATCTCTCTCGCGTCTCTGGTGATATAGACAAGGTTGTCCGTCAGCATGTAAATATATTTGCCGGATAGCTCGCCGATCTCGGCAAAGAACAGCAGGTTTTTAAAGCCGTATGTCATCCGCGCCTTTCCTTGCCGTTCCATTTCTTTGCCGGCAGCGGGCTTTGTTTCAGATACAATATTGCAGATACCGCCGCCGATACACCGGCCATAACAGCCACATTCTTTGCGCCCGCGCCTGTGTTGAACGTCTCAGGCGATACGGTCATCGCCGTTACGGAGTTCACTCCACCGCCGACAGCGGCGCTTACCAGTCCCTTAAGCCATGTTCCCCAGTCAAGATTCATTTCCCATTCCTCCTTTTATCCCACCATTTAAACAATCCGCCGCACATCTTCAGCCAGGCGATTCCCGATAAAATCGTTGCGCCTATCAGCGCCCAGAAGCCTTTTGCCGAGTCCACCATAACGCCTCCTATGAGTTTAAAATTCCCCAGGCAATCGCCAAACATGTCAGCAAAACAACAATCAGCAAAACCAGCCCGATTTTGTCTCTTTCCGTCATACCAGCCATTCCCAGTGCGGCAAGTCCTTGCCTTTCAATCTGCCCTTCGGATCTCCGCCCCATAAAATCGGATAATCCATTTCGTGTGCTATCTTCATGCCCAGCTCGCCGAGCTGGAGATAATCGCCCTGGTTGTCTCCGTTCGTATCCGCCTTGATATCGCCCTGGTACTTCCCGGCCTTGTCTAATATGCCGAAATCAACCGCGCGGCTTTTGTCGTTTTCAGGTGTCGCGTCAAACGGATTGATTATGTGTTTGCTGTCGATTGTCCACGACACAATGATATTTTCTTTCTCCGTGATCGACGACATCCCGGCGATCTTCCGGGCAAGATTGACATTGTAAAGCGACAGCCGTCCCTGCAATACCAGTGCAACCTGCTCAAAATACGTCCTTGAAACTGAGGTCACGATCACAACAAGACGCAGATCCGCCTTTGCCCGCCCGATAAGCTCATCGGCAAACAGCTTCAATTCATACCTGGCGTCGTCAAGATTGCGGCTGCCCATCATTCCTCCGAATGCTTGAATCCGTTGATCCTGAGCTGCTTTAACAGCCGGATTTCAAAATCTTTAAATTTCTGGTCGAGCATTATTCCAACGGCTTCTTTCATTTCAAGGGATGCTATCCTGCAAATTTTATCGTGCTCTTTTGCGGTCAAGCCTTTCCCGGCATCTTCCTGATGCTGATCTGCTATTGCTTCCATGTCTTTGTCATAGTCCTTTCTGCATACATATATTAAACTCCCGTCCTCCTGGAACAGACACCGCTTGAACTCCTTCTTGTTCTCTTTAATGTCATCGGCATTATTGCCGATCCTGTGATACGCCACAGCGAGCGCACAAATAAGACCAACCAGCGCAACAATAATCGGCCACAATTGTATTATCCAATGCACAGGATCATTCATTTTATAAGCCTCCTCCTTCGTTATTTATCCGCTCACAATCACCGAGCCGTCCCCGTCTATAAAGCCCCCGCCCTGCGTCTCCGATGTCCAGTTGTAATAAGACGGCGCGTTTGCAGGCCACGGCAAAAATAAATTCCCGTTTGTATAATAATCATGCATCGGCATCTGGCCTGTTAAAAGCCATCTTGCAAATTCTTCTGTATGAAAATAATAATCAAGCGTTACCGGATTTCCAACAGCGTCCGTCAGATAGGTTAACTTCAATCCCGTAACCACAAGATTCTCTCCCTCGGCATACGCTATCAGCGGGCCGAACATCTCTACGCTTTTCATATCATCCAGATCCCAAACATATCCATAAGGCGTGTAAAGCGTGGGCGTTTCATAGCCGTAGTCTTCTATCTTCATGTGCGGGAGTTTCGATGCATTCGCCAACAACCATGCGGAATAAGTCGCAAGCGTAAATCCTTCCGGCGTGTTAAGATACATCGTCTGGTATTCAGTCACATGACCCGCTGGATATGTGTTCGCGTACTGAATCCAGTCTATATACGGGCTTGGGCTCGGCGCCGGACTTGCGGCATAAAACTCCTCGATGTCGGTTCTGATGTCGATATGATGCAATGCTGAATACATGTATCCGCTGGTCGCTTTTTTAAGATAGGTCTCGTACATCATCGAGCAGGCAATGCTGTTATATTCAAACCCGTATCCGTAGAAATCTTTCAAAGCGGCATTCGCCCATTGCTCTTGCCGGATATTAACCCAGCCCCGCACCTCTGCCGGAATCCAGAACATTTCCGGCGCAGAATCGCCTGATTCAACCATATACCCGGACAAAATCTTCGTAGAGGACGTCATTCTGGTCGGCATTATTTCAAGCTTGCTTCCAAGCTGAACAAGTATCTGATTCGTTACATCCCTGCTCTCTCCGGCAAACAGCGCAACCCGACCGCCGTTGCTTCTGAATTGCTGGATTGCCGTCAATTCTTCATCCGCAAGCACCCGTCTCGGACATGGCAATATCAGGAGTTTTATCCTTCCGTTGTTGAGGTCGTTCAGGTTCGCGTTCGGTCCAACTCCGAAATATCTCAAACACCTTGCTGATACCTGGCTTCTCGTATATTCCGAAAACGGCGCTGTGGTTTTGCCTATATAGAAATTTACTTCCGTTGCCCTCGGATTGCTTTCAAATCCGATTACAAGAGGCTGATTCCAGGCCATGTTTTGGAATTCCACCACCACCCTGTCCCCCGAATATATTACGGTTGGCGGATTCCCCGGTGTTATGTTTTGCGGAAAGAACAGAGCGGAGTCTGTCCCCTGCATGTAATAAAAATCAACGCCGCTCAAAAGAACGCCGATTCCGTAAAAGCTGCTCCCATATTGCCTTTTTCTATTTGTATATGGCAGAGAGCCGTTCGGAACGGGAGTTGACTGGCCGAGATCAAGCGCAAATTCTACGGTGGATGTCTGGATTACAAGCCATGCGTGACCTGTCCCTTTGGCCGTTACGCCGATTTCTATATGTATCGCCGACGCAGGATAGCCCTTTGCAATCAGGAGCTTTGCTTTTGTCAGCGCGAAGTCTTCACAGTCGCCGGTTCCACCCTCGCTCATGGGCGTCCAGACGTCTCCGATCCCGTAATTTTCCGAATCAAATTTATATTTGTAGTTATTATTAACCTCGGCGTTCACTTCCAGCATATCAGCCATCAACTGGTCGGACATCGTAATCTGCGTGTCTCCGGTATTTGTGGTCATGGGGTTATCCGGATTCTCCCCGCAAAACGCAGTCCAGCCGTCAACACCCTGCTGCAAGATAACCGATTTTGTGCCTTCCTGGTTAATGTTGAATCCGCCCTCATAACTATATGCGGGGTCAAGGACTACATCGCATTTATTGTTGTCATAATCTATACTTACAATCGTTCCATATCGATATGTCGGATACCATTTCTGCATGCCCGGCAGTATAGCGCGGTTAAAAAACACGGCTGAGGGAGTGCTGACTCCGACCGGCTGTACTATACCAAAAGCATCGGTCGTCTTCCCTTCCGGTACAATCTGGAACACAACAGGGGCGCTGTTTATTTCCGCCGTTCCTACCTGAGCACCGACCACAAGATTCACGGTCTTATCCATGCACCATATGTTCGTTTTGTCTTCATTCGCCATAGCCGCCTGAAGCATCGATAACTCTGCTTCCAGTTTAGATAATCCCCATCCAAGCTCGCTCACCTTCCGTTTTTTCTTCTCATAATCAGCCATTGCATTAACAAGGTCGGATTGAGGTTTAGTCAAATCTGTCTTCGGATCAAGTTTATATGCTTCAATCGCCACATTGAGTGCCGTTCTCGCTGTTTCCATTGCCGCGGAAGCGGTATTTGCTGCCGCTTCCGCGGTTGCGATATTAGTTGAGGCTGTTTCTATATCTTTATTAATCTTGGCGATCCGGGCAACAGACTTCCCCGGCTCTTTTATAAGCCTGATGTTGTATTTCCCGTCTCCAAGATTCGCTAATATTGTCGCCTGTCCCATTTATAATCTCCGTAGTTCGTACATCGTACTTCGTACTTCGCTTTTAACGATATTCGATATTCGATGTACGATGTACTGCTTTTACGCTTCCTCAATCTCCATGAACGCCATTGCGGGGAGCGCCTGCACCGCATAGGATATCGCGCCAACCACAATGTTTTCCCCTACCCCATCGCCATAGGTGCAGATATCTCCACAAGAAAGCTGGAAGTCTATGTCTCCGCGCACCCTCCGTTTTCCAGATGCGTTCATGCTGTAAAAGCTCACGCCTGTGATGCTCCAATCCTTCGACTGCCCCAGCGTCCTTGTTTTATGCCCGTTTATTGTAAGATTATCGATGCTTGATGTTCTTTCAATCAGCATGTCCTCATAATTCACCCGCACAATTTCTTCCGTGTATTCAGTTCCGTTTCCAAGAATCACGCCGCACCTGACCACAATATCCCCGTCCGGGCGGAGCAGGATATCTGCTTCATATTCCGAGCCATTCGGGACTTTGCAGGATAAATAAGACGGATCTCCGTCTCTCACGGTAGCGTTAAATGCCGATATCGGAAGATGAAGGTCATCAAGGCCATTCTCCGCGCCTGTCAGGATACATCGAAATATACTCCGGGCTGTTCTTGGGACATGAACCACTCCCGACGGATTCAGCGGAGTAAGGGTAAGGCTTGCCGATGGTATAAAATTAAAGCCCATCGGATTCAACGCGGTCAATCCCATCGTAGCATTCGGTATATAAATCATCGTATCTGCCATGTTATTCTTCCTTCACGGTCATGCTGCATATAAGCGGATTTACTCCGATTTCATATTCTATCGAGCCGACAATCAGCCAGTCGTTCCCGCCTGTGCCATAAATAAAGCTGTCTCTGCATCTCAAAAATAAATCCATGTCGCTTGTTACGGCTCTTTTCCCTGTGCTGTACTTTCTGTATGCCGACACATTCCGGGCTGTTCTTTCCTTCGGTATCCCGACAGCCACTTCACCATATCCGGTTATCGTAACGGATTTTCTTCTCCCGCCGGTTGATATTGACATGTCCTTATAAGGCACACGGAATATTTCTTCGCTCAACACAGTGCCATTTGCCAGTTCATATCCAGCCGATACGACCATCTCCCCGTTTGTTCTCAACAGAATTTCATCTTCATAACCGATATCAGCCGGTATCACGGCCACAACATACGAATCGAACACATCGGTAAGGCATGCTTTTATGTATGATGCCGGAAGCTCAATATCTTCAAGCCCGTCACCCGCCCCGGTCAGGGTGAGCAAGTAAACGAAGTTTGCCGTAACCGCGTCTTCTGCAATCTCCCACGAAATACTTACAGTTCTGGTCTTCAATTGCATAGACGCAGCCGGTGGGTAATTCTTTATCTGGGGCGGGATGTAATAACCCGGCGTCTTCGCTATTAATTGCATTGATACGGAAGGCACAGGCAGTTTCAGCGGGTATATTGTCGGTTCAAGAGGCGTCAGGGTCATATTTGCAACAGGAGCCTCAATCGTCTCTGCAAGGCGTTGCGCCGCATCAATTACTATCTTGCTTGCATACACAGGAGCATTGAGAACATAAGAGCCAATCTCTGTTGCTTCTGGAACAGACAGAAGGGAGCTGACAGCCCTGTTCGCACCAGTTGCAGTAGAATCCGTTATGTCCTGTGGAGTTCCTGACACATCCTGCAACTTAGCACTATCTCCGGTATCCGTTGATGTGTCAATTACATGATGCAAATCTACCGCTATCCCCTTCCATTCATCAGGGTCAAAGAGCGTTGTGGGTTCTTTAAGGCCGGTAGAATCGCTCAATGTATTCAAAACCAATGCTTCTGGTCGATGCTTTGTGATTTTATCTGTTGTCCTCTTTACATATAGTCTTCCCATATAGGGGTTAGGATACCAGCCACCGGCAAGCATGTTCTCCCCTGTATCATCTATCGCCATTGCATAATAATTATAATTTGTAATTTCCCTTCCCGGCCATATTCTCGTCCACGTAGCTCCATAATCACTCGAAACAAAAGCATCGTGCTCGTAGGTATAACCAGCTATCGCATATTGCCCTGACGCGCTCATCGCCAAGCCATCCCCGAAAGCATGGTAAAAGCTTTGCTGTATAGGCCACAACCTCGACCATGTTACTCCGTAATCTGTTGTCTTCCACATATTGGCTTGCGACGATTTAAGCCCATACTGCCCTGATTCGCTCATACAGGTAAGCATTCTTGACGAATAAAGGTCGTCTCCGCGACCATCAACATTTCTTTCTGTCCACGATGCCCCGTAATCATCAGAAACGTAGAACCTGTAATCAAATGTTGATATTTGTTCCCAGCAATACATATACTGCCCGGTATCGTTAACATTTACATTTGTCCAATTCCCATCTGGGCGCGTCTGTGTCCATGATTCTCCCCAATCATCTGACACCCAAACTTTTCCGGAAGCTCGGTCATTCTTCCGAGCAGCCACAATCATATATTGTCCATCACCGCTTATGGCAGCTCCGGCGCGGTTCCAGTATAAATCTCTGTCTCCATCAGGTTGAATTTCTTCCCATGAATCTCCCGAATCACTGGACAAATAGAGCCTGTTCCCTCCGGCGATTAAAAGATAGTCACCATCATCACTTACTGCTAATATTCCATAATGGCTTGTGCATAAGCCCCATGTCTCTCCATAATTAAAGGAACGATAAGTGCCTTCTTGCTGGTTTGCGGCAAATACCTTCTGTCCGTCACCTGACATAGCTGCTGAATACCATGAACGTTCTACATCTCCGCTTGGTCGCGCTTCATTCCAATACAACCCTATAGCCTGATGCACTATTATCTTCGCTGAATAGATATCGTATGTTTTGCCACTCTGATTCAAATTGGCTGTCAGCCGGTAATGACGCCCATTTTTCAGATTAAATACATCCGACCTGAATCTTGTCGGAGTGATAGCTGCGCAAGCATTAGTTGGGTTTGCACCGTATGACCATGACCCAAAAGCCCCGTCATCTTTCACTACCTGCACAGCAAGTAGCCCTTCTCCGCTTTCCGATACTTTGCATACAACCTCAACGTATGCAGCCATGATTGCATCATATTTATCTTCTTCGAATTTAAAATATTTCGGATACGAAAGAGGAACGAGCGGATAAACATCTGACTTCCCTGTTTCATAATTGCCTATTTCATATTGCGTCTCTGTCTTTTCAATAGGGCATGCTTCTTGGATTATTATGATTCGGGCTGACACCACATTCTTCGTAGCTCCGGCTGTATTTGGTATATAAACCACGTATTCCGTTGCTGTTGTCGGAGGGGTGAACGAAGTAGACCTGATTCTTGCGGGTGCTGTTGTCCCTGCTGGAATCGAACAGGTCGCATCATCGGTGGAAGTACCTTTTCTGCGGAGCTTGATATCTACCGCAAGGCTTGAGGACGTATAACCCACAATCTCAAAATAGAATGTCCCGCCCGGATAAAAATCATCATCAAGATATACTATCTCATCTGATGTCGCGTCACTTCCGCTTGCTGCTGACAGAACATGACAGAGAATATTTATCTCCTGCCTGATTCTCGTCTTGCCGATATCAATGTATGGGACAAGAGCTTGCAGTTCCATTGATGCTGTCGGTGGATATGCCCTTATTGTCCAATCTGTCCACGAAGGCACTTCTGCGGTCAAGGTCATTGTAGCTTTTGGGATTCCAACATTGAATTGCCCTGTTGCGCTCCATGTTAATTCTTCCGCTACGAGAGTCATGGTCGCTAACGGAACATTAACCAATACGTCCGAAGGAGTAACTACGGTAAATGTCCTTTCCGCCGTCCAATCCCCAAAGGAACCGGAACCGCCTATATCTTCTGCGGCTACCCTCCAATAATAAGTCCCTTCTCCAAGTGCGTCTGCTTCCTGTACGGTATAGCTTATCTTCTGGTTATTTGTGAACGGGTCTGTATCCCCAGAATCAACCGTATTAATAAAACCAGTATCAACATCTGACGTTTTATCTATCAATATCCCAAGTTCTTCAAAAGCTATGTCGGCAAAATTATAAGATGTGCTTGGGTCAATAGCAATTGGGTCGCCTTGGCACTGCCTGATTACTTTAAACGTCTGCCCGCTGACACCGAAATAAAGGTCACCCATCTCTGATATCGCTAAAGCTACAATAGTCGATGTTGCAGTATAAAATAAGCTAAACGAACCGGAGCCGCCTATTTGTTTATAAAGTTCTGAATAAGCAGCAACATACACATCGCCTTCAGGGGATACGGCTACGGCAAAGCAAGCTGACGTAAATGCTGTTATAGTAAAACTTCCAGAGCCTCCTGTTTGCTTATATAAGCCACCCGCTCCTGACGCATAAACATCGCCGTTTGGAGCGCAACACATGCCCCTCCATCCAGTTGCCTGTGAATGTATTATTGAAAAATTGCCAGCTCCTCCCGTTTGTTTGTAGATTCCTACATTCCATACCGAAGCGTAAACATCGCCATCTGGCGCAACAGCAATCCCATACCAAGCCAAAGCCCCTTGCGATAATGCGTTGAAACTTCCTTCCCCACCAGTTTGTTTATAAATGTCCGAACTCTCTATGTTGAGATATATATCTCCGTCACTTGGGTCGATAGCTATGCCACGAATACCTCCGGAAGAATTACTATAGTAAGTCGTAAAGCCACTATCTCCATCATTTATATGTAATATCCCTGTATATTGGGATGAAACAAAGATAGACTGCTTGAGGGAGGTAGACGCTATTTGTATTCTATAGGTCATTGTTTCTGCTTCTGCATCAACCCCCGTAAATTCAAGAGTTGGGGTAGAAGATAGCTCTGACTCATCAGCGGTATTTAAAGTAACAACTGGTGGCGCGTTATATACCACATGGTCTTGCGAAAACTCTATCCAGCCAAGATAATTTCCTGTTGTCGTATCATTGACGGCAAGATCGCTTAACGAGCTGTCAGCCCCGTAGGTGAGGCCGCCTGTGTAAGATGTGGTTTTGGTATTGTTCGCATAATATCCGATTTCTACCAATATCCTGTCCCCGTTTGCGCAGGATTGTGATGAAAGACTCGCGCTTGCCAGTACAGTTCTATTTGTGTAAGCAGAATCACTCGCCTCCGTTCCATCTACCGTCAGAGACAACAGGGTGCTTTTTAATGTTCCGCTGTTGTCTATCAAGTAAATACCAACAGCAGCAAACATATTCATAGCCGCATTCGTTTCCTTGAACTGAAACTGCATGGACACGGTGCCGGATAATGTCTGCGCTCCGAGCTGGTCTGTTACGGCTGACATAAGGATGTTGTATATAGCTGAGCCGGATGTCTCCGCTACTTCGGAAGTCGTAAGCCCAAGACCAGATGAATCATATACTCCTGTTTCCAGCTTTCTCCATATAAACGCGGAGTTCGACCAGCTTCCTTTCTTAGTCGGGCTTATGTCCGGCGCTTCGGTCTTCCGTATCCTGTATCTCGTAGCCATTATTCGAACCTCATTGAACAAGCGGACATCCCAACAATGTCTTCTTCATATTCCGGGAACAGAACACAACCTTTGTTACCAGTAGCCAGTAGCTTATTATGGATGCGGCAACTCGTTCCGCCCGGTTTTCCTCTGCCGCCTTTCTCCGGATATTCTACGAGATATTCACAGACATGATGCTTGCCGATATGCTCATATCCGCACTTTTTGTCTTTTGCAGGACAGTCTTTAATCTTATGAGAACAGCATTGCCCGCATTGGATGCACTCTCCTGTGCGCCCGTTCTGAGCAAGATTCATGGTGAGGGTTCCGGCGGGTGTCTTGATTTCTACGGTATCTCGATTTAAAACAGATACATCTGTGGCAGGGATTGCCGTGTCAGGCGTATTATATTCGCCATTCCACGAAGCAACCTGTGTCGTAAGGTGGAATATACTTCCAGTATCGGCTTTTATCCATATCGTCGGCATTTAACATCTCCGTACCTCAATCCGTTATAATGCCTCCGGTGTTCCACTGGACAGTAAATTTTGACGCTGTAAGCTCGATGTCGGCCGGAGTGGTATCGAAAAGAATGTAGCCGATAAGAGGTTTTACTATCGGGCTAACGGTCTTATCTGCATACAGAATACCGTACCGGAAAGTCTTCGTTAATGCCGCCCACTCGGTGTCATCTGCGTCAAACTTGCCCTGCGATGGTGAATCGGTATGAGTCACAGACTTATTCGCAAGCGTTGCACCGCCGGTGGTATAGCCGTCTCCGCTTGATACTTCGCATGACGGAGATCCGAGAACGTCCGCAAGCACGTCATGGGCTACCGATGGAGTGTAAGAACTTGTCACCAGCAATAATTTGATGGTGTCGGTGAGCACGTCTATCGTGCCATCCAGCATGTATTTTCTTGCCTTTGCGTACAGCGTAAATGATGCAGCCATTTCTTTTCTCCTTTTTACTTTTTACTTTTAACTTCTCACTGTTAGGTCTCTGTTATTCCTGCCGCTCGAATATCGAATTTCGAATATCGAATATCGATTAAAAACCCCTGGTTCCTTCCACCACTCGAACCCTCGAACCCTTGAATCCTTGAATCCTGTTTTTATTCACTAATCTTTTCTATTAAATACAGTTTCATAGACAGCTTTCCGTCTGATATTCCGTAAGATTTCGGGGCGGCTTCATAGGCCCCGTCTTCCATCGCAACCACTACCCTGTTGTATGTCTCCGTGATGTACCGGGCAAATTCAACGGCTTCCTGGGTCGTGGGATCTTCTGCTATGCTCACGTCACGGTCGCCGTCCGAATATCCGAAATCGGTTACGGAAACGCCGCCGTCAAGAGTCGCCGTTCTCGATATTCTCCGCTCGCCCGCCCGGTTTTTCGCGTCTTCAGCCGGGTTCGCATTGAACAGCCTCGCGCCATTAGTGTCGAATATTGTGGATGCTATACCGATCATTGCTTTTTACCCTCTCGCTTAAAAACCGTACTTCGTACATCGTACTTCGATTAAAGCCGTCCTTCGAATTTCGTACTTCGTGCTTCGCTTTTCCGATGTTCGATGTACGATGTACGATCTTCGGCTTTTAAGTTGTTCCCACCAAGAATTTCATGCCCTCTGCGTTAGCCTTCACCTGGATCGCGGAGAGGATCTCGAACATGAAGGCTTCAAGATGCGGCTGCAATCCCTTGCCGTCGATTTCTATCATCGCGCCGCCCGCTTTCATCTTTTCAGCCTGCTGATTTATTAAGGCTATCTCAGCCTCGGTTAATTTCTTTTGCAAATCAATAGCATCTTTCCGCAACTGCATTTCCTCTTTTGCCAAATCGAGTATTTCCCAGGACTGTGAGCTTGAATTCATATCCGCGATTGAGCCAATCATGGAAGAAAGGGTTTCACCGGTTGATGTTATCGTATTGTTAATAGAATCAAACATCGACTCGACAATTTTCGTACTAGCTTCAATTTGAGCTATATCAACCTTCGCCGTCCACTCAATAGATGACTGAACTATATCGGAAGCTGCCTTTATCTTCGCGATGTCGATACTTGCCTGAATTTCCATCACCTTTGAAGCGGGGACGGCATCGTCAACTTTCTTCTTTGTATCAGCAAGGTTGGCTGCATCTGTTTTTAATCCTACATTCGTGATAAGGGTCGAGCCGTCCGGAAAGGTTTTGATGATAATGTCTTTTGTGGTTTCTATGGATGTTCCATCTGCCAGGACTTCAACGCCGACGGTGCGCTTCTCAGGCACGGTGTCGATCCTGGCCTTGAAATCCGTAACAGCGGCGGAGGCTTTCTCGACATTCTCAACCGTCACGGACGTTGCTTTGGCCGCCGGAAGGGTGTTCACCGTCTCCCTCATGGCCGCAAGCCGTTCGTTTCCGATCCTGACCCTCTCCGCCATTTCAGCGGTCATTTCGTTGGCTTTGCCCTGTGTGCCGGTCCAGTTGAAAATCTTGTCCGTCCAGGCCGCAAATGACTGCGCCGCCGTATCAACTCCCGGAATTAGCCGGACAATTTCCCCGACTCCGTACCCTATCGCAAAAGCAAGCCCGCCTCCGCCAAGAAGCTGGCTCAGGCTTGTAACGCTCGCGCCCAAAACAGACATTGTCCCGGAAAGCAATGTGAGCTGCGACATGAAATTATAAGCGCTGATTCCGGCATTTACGAAGGTGACGCCGGTAAGGAGATACATGACATTGACGAAATCACCGATGTTATCAGCCACCATGTTTATCTGGGTGCCGATGCCCATCAATGTTCCGATAAAGTCTTTTGTGGAAGCCTCCGCATTGATGAAGTTATCCACAAAATCGCCCAGCGCTTCAAGCGCCGGGCCGAAGGATTTGATTATGCCGGCTACGACTTCATTTAACGTGGCAAACGCCTTGATGACCTTGTTCAAAGCCTCCGCAAGTCCTTCCGGAGTGGTAAGATCAAGATTCCCGAAAAAAGCCTTGAACGCTGTGCCAAGAGCCTTCCCGAGATTGTCGAACGAATCAAGAAGCGGAGTAAAATCAATATTCTCAAGTGCGCCGGGTAAGGCTTTCGCGACGCCCTGGAAGAATAAAGCTATATCGCCCCCGACCTTTTTGAGATATTCAAAGAGCGGATCAAACGCCCCGGAATCTATTCCCGCCTTGATTCCTTTGAATATATCTCCAAACGCGGTTGATATTCCCAGCGCAATCGGCTCGATCTCCGTTCCTACCGAAACCAGCACAGCTTTTGCGGAGTTGATAAGCATCTGCGACTGGCTTTCAAACGTCGCGACCATCTTCTTGTATGCTTCTTCGGTGTTCCCCGCTGAGTTTATAATCCGGTCAAGAGCCTGATTAAAAAATGTCATGCTGTCGCCGGTAAGTCCCAGGACGCCGTTCATGGCGCGAACTTCGGAGAAAAGTTTCACCATCTCCTCGGCGCTCCCACCCGTCTTTGTCATGATCTCGGCCAGCATCGCAGCAAACCCCTTGGAGCTCAGTTCTGTCAGGCTGAAATTAAGTCCCAGGGCGGCTGCCGCATCAGCGGCCTGTTTCGACGGGCTGATAATGGCCGTGATTACGCCCTTGACAGCCGTGATTGCTTCTTCGGTGCCAAGCCCTTTTGCCGTCAATGTGGCAATTGCGGCGGACAAATCCTCAAACGATACCCCGGAGTTTGCCGCGATTCCGACGACATTTCCCATACTTCCGCCAAGCTCATCGATTGTCTGCTTCCCGATCAAAGTTGATGTGAAAAAGACGTCGTTTATATGACCGAGATCCTTAACCGTAAACCCATAGGCGTTCATTGTGCCCGTGAGCAGATCAACCGTTGTGTTAAGATTCGCCTTGTTCGCCACGGCAAGCTCTTCCGCTTTGGCTATAAATGCCAGGGAGTCGCCATATTGCACTCCGGCCTGGGCCGCCGTATAAAGGGATGAATTGATGTCCTCAATCGATTTTACGGAAGTGGTGGAATAATTCAGGACGTCATTTCTGAATTTCTCCAGGTCTTCCCCGGACGCTGTAATGGACGTGGAGATCAGGGCAAATGACGAATTGAAATCAGATGATTCCTTGATTGCAAGAGCCATACCGCCGATTGCAAGAGCTATCAGCGCGGCATCAACCTTGACAACCGAATCGGTCAGATCCGCGATAGGCTGCGTAGCCGACCCCATTTTGTTCGTAAAGCTGTCCAGGCCGCTTTCAATCCCGCGAAACGTCTGCGTGATTTCGTCTTTTCCGCCGAATATTATCTCGATTGTCTTGGTTAGGTCAGCCATTTATCACCGCCGAATATCGAATTTCGAATATAGATTTTCGCTTCCTTTTTCATTCGTTTTCCGCTTTTCCGATGTTCGATGTTCGATGTTCGATGTTCGGTTTTTCCGATATTCGATGTACGATATTCGATATTCGGCTTTTCACTGCTTTAAATGCTTATAATATTTCTCCCACAGATCGATCTCGGTATCCGTGAGATAGTCCTGCGGAAACAAATCCGGCCTCACTTCGTAGAGGAATCGCCCTCTGGAGTTGCAGAGGGCAAGGCTGTTCCGGACGCCTGCGTCCCTCCAGAGGGCTTCGGTTTTCCCGGGACTTGGCCCTGCCCGGTCAGCTCCATGATCTTGTTTGTGATCTGGTAGAATTCTATCGGGAACGTCTCGCAGATCCGGACCGCCAGATCGAGCGGACATTTCGGCTCAACGCTTCCCATGCAGATATGTTCCATTCTTTTGGCCACATCAGCCGGAGTGTCTGTTCCGAGGCCGAGCAGATCCTTCACGGCATCCGCGTTATCTTTCGACGAGGTTGACATCACCCCTTCGATTATCGCCACAATGCTTTTATGCTTGCCCGCCGCTTCATTCGCCCTGCCCAGCTCCTGGCCGGTAAGCCCGCGCACTTTCCATATCGCGGGCGCCCCCTCCTCGAAAAAATCCTTCATGTCCGGGACCGGCACATCAAATGTCCTGGCCACAAACTTCGTCTTCAAAAACTTCTTGGTGTTAAACATGGTTTATGGTTCCTGGTTTCTGGTTTATGGTTTTTAAAACCGCTCGAATTTCGAATTTCGAATATAGAATTTCGCTTCCTTTTTCATTCGATGTCCGATATTCTATATTCGATATTCTGCTTTTCTTATCCCGTCACTTCCACAGCAGCCTCTTCCGGCGATATGGTGCAGGACGCCGCGATCTGGTCTCCGGCAGGGAACGTCCTTTTTACGCCGAGAATCCCCTGGCTTAATATGTAGGGCAGGGAGTTCAGCTTGTTCTGATAGAATCTGAAGAAGATCGTCGCGCCCTTTAATGCGAGCAGACCGTCGGATATGCCGTCCCGCATGAACGCGGTGAAGCTCCCCTGATCGAGCGATGAAGAGGCCGCTGCAAGAGTCGTCTGGTAAATCTTCTTGCTCGACACGCTGTATGATGTCTCAGGAGGCACGAAGTCGGAGGAATTCGGAATTTCCGTGAAGACCGGCTCGTAATATTCGGCATAGACGCCTTTTGCCGCCGGAACCACTGGAGAAGCCGCCGAATGAATGAGAGGAAGGGCGGAAGCGAACAATACGCCCGCGTTTCCGATGATCCCGCTCTCCACGTTGAATTTCTTCTCCGTCCACGTTGGATAATCGTATCTCTCGCACTGAGCCCCGACCACCTGCTTGATCTCCGTGGCCAAGATAGCCGCCGCCGCAGCCGATGACAGCCACACCTGGGCTATTTCAATGGAACCGGGCAGGATGTACGGAGGCCCGCCGTCTGCGCCCCTGACAGTGCTGAAAGAAGCGCCTGTCGCGCCCGGCACAGCCGCGATTGCGCCCGCCGCCGTAACCGTGATGGATGTTTTCCGGTAAGGCTCAGCCGGAGATGTCGTTCCTCTTGACACCGACACATCCGTGTCAGCCGGAACGGATTCAAGAACTCCCGCGAGGTAGCAGGTAAGGGCCGCCACATCCACCATGTTGTTTGATCCGCTTGCAGCCGGGATCACCGCTCCGCCTGTGGCAAGACCGTTCGGTTTTACGTTCGGTGCGAATCCCGATTTGCCTGACCATAACGGATCCGCGCTTCTGAAATCCATGTGGTCGCCCTGGTCGGTCAAAGCCACCATATCAACCAGGTCCTGACCGCTTTCGTATTCAATTTTTGCATTTTCCGCTGTTGCCATGATAAATCCTCCTTTTGATGTTGTTTTAGGGCAAAGAAAAAGGGGCGATATCGATGTGTCGGCACCGACATGCCCCTTGATTTCTTTCTTGCGTCTTCTCTGATCTGGCCGGATCGCGGAAGAACCCTAAATTTATTTAATCCGTTTTATTTAATCATCCTTTTGAACAATACGTCCCTGTGAAACCGTTTAACCTCCAGATATCCGAGGCTTTTCATGAGCGCCATTGTGTCCGCGTCCGTGTGGCCGTAAGCGTCCCCAAGCCCCTTCATTTCAAGGCAGATAACCGGATTTGATTCCTGTATCGTAGCAACCGCGCCCATTATCGCCATATATTCGCACCCTTCTATGTCGAGCTGAATCAAATCAACATTGTCTATGCCGAGAAAATCTATCGCCAGAACATCGAACTCAGCGCCCGCTTTTACCTTATGCGCTCCTATATTCGCCGGATCGATTCTGTCCATGCTCCCCGAACCGTTCCTGTCTCCCAGCGCCGCCCGTATCGCGACTATATTTTCCATGTGCCCGACGTTTGCCGTCAGAGCTTCATAATTGTCCGAGTCCGGCTCAAAACAAAACACCCGCTCAAAATACTTTCCAAGCTCCTTCGCCCACACCCCGAAGCATCCGCCCGCCTGGATCGCCGTCCTGTATTCGTACAGATAGGGCAGGATATGGTTTACGTCCTTCACCTCCCGCATAATCGCTTCATAAGCGTGCCTGTCCGCCGCAGGCACAAACCAGCCGTCGCGGTTAATAAGAGATGATTTTCTGCTGCCAGGGTCTTGGCTTGCCGTGGAACACGATACAGACATCTTTTCCGCTTGCTCCTCTTGTCAAAACATCGCATTTATAAGACACAATCCCGGACGTGAAATCCTGCCAGTATTCGGCATTATTCACCACCTGCTCAAGATATTTCTGGTCTCCGTGAATGTCTTCCGGGACTCTCAAAGGATCCGCATATCTCCACTTAAAGCCCGTATATATCGGGGACATATCGCCTTCCCAGTACATCACGGACGACTGCATCGCCTTCGGGTTTTGAAAGCCCCGGTAAAAATCCCGCAATATCACGAACTTCTTGCCCCGGACGATCCTTAAAATATCCGCCATATTCTTCAATATGATGGTGTCGAGATCGAAATAGAGCACAGGCCCGCATAATTTAAACAGCTCCATCTTGCTCCACCAGCCGGGCCAGCCGTGTTGCAGATCGATAATCCTGCAATCGGGCTTCATGTCGGTTAAGCAGACAAAGAGATCATGCGGGACGTATTTGTCTATCATGGCCTTTAATTTCGCCACATGGCTTTCATTGTATTCCCCGCCGCTTTTAAGGACAGTCGCCACTATCATTTCAGCCACTCCTGCGTTGGTTCGCCTAAGAAATCTTTTGTCCAGCCGGACATTGACCGCACATAATCCTTGACTTTTTCTTTCTTCGCCGTCCATCCCGCTTGGAACACTACATATTTCTGATCCGTCAAAGGGCAGCCGCAAAGTATAATCTTTTTATATCCGAACCGGATCGCGGCCAGAGCGCCGCATAATGCCGAAGATCCCGTCGGCGCTTCATACGGCTCTATAATGTCAACGCCGTCTTTTTGCTCATGCGATATCACCTTATAATCTATGTTCCCGCCCGCTTCTATCCTGAGCCGTTTGGCCTCATCGATCTCATTCGGATGATATGTAGCCATGTATTTTATGGGATACAAGTGCTTGTTCATTGCGCTCTTGCCGATGGACATGAAGGAAGGCGCGAGGCGCGAGGCGTGAGGCGTGAGGCGCAACAGGGAAAGGGCGGCGTCTATGTCAGCCACAGTCTCCGGAGCTGATCCGGTTATGATTAGGGTTGTATTCATCAGTCATCCACCACCGTTAAGTATCCGTCCATTTCCCATTTCTTGCCGCCAGCCGTTGTGATCTTGCAAGTTATCTTGTATCGCTGCGCCGTCCCGCCTTTTACCCAAACATAAACCCTTGTTTCATCGATATATTGTGAGCCAACAGTGGTAAGCACATCCGTTTTGTTTACTCCGAGCGCGTCCAGAACCGAAACGGTTGCCGTGGCTATTGTGTCATTGCCCTTTGCAAGCAGCCGGAAAAAGTTGAAAGCGATGTAATATTCTTCATAAGCCTGCTTGTCGTCGAATGATCTCACCATGTTATTTCCTCGTCAGCATACAGCTCTGTTTTTCTCTCTACCGCGTGCAGGGTCAGAAGTCTTGAGGCTGCCGCCATATCGGATTTCCTTGCGCCCATGCTCAATTTCAATACCCGGAGTTCCGCGATCTCCAGGTTGCGCTCTTCCGGTATCATCCAGCGCAGCCGGTGCAAGGCAATCAGCTCCCGCCCGTCCGAAATTACGATTACATAAATGCCCGACAACACTCCAGACGATGCAAAGGCCGTCAAATCCGCCTGCCCGCTCTCCGTAAAGAGTCCGGCTGTCGCGTATGCCGTCAAATCGGGCATCTTCAACTCCTCGTATATGTGTCAACATTTCCGACTGTTTCCCTGGTCAATGTAAATAATAGGGTTAATCCGTCCGCGTCATAAACTTCGACTGTGTTCGCATCCCGATCCGCTACCAGCTTCGCACCGGCATGGCGCTGCCTTATTTCGTTTATAGCCTGAGCCAGACTGCCGCTTACCGCCTTATGGTCTGCGATAAGTTCGGCCAGGACGGCATCGGCTATCGACTCCGGTGTCGGTGGAGCCGCACCTTCCGTGCTGTACGATATAGCCTGTACCGGCTGCTGATAATTTATCCGGACTACATAGCTTCCATTTGTATTGTTGAACGGATCGCCGCCGCCGTTCACAAGCAGAATCCCATCACTTACGGCTAACGTATGGTTTGCCTCCTGCGGTTTAATCTTCCAGCCATTCATCAGGAACGCATATATCGGTATATATGTTCCCGCGACTTCATCGATGGGGTTTCCTCCGACCTGTTCAAAAGCAGGGAGGTACTTCGAGTTGTCTCCGGTCAAAAACCAGTCAACCCATCTGCTCCAAAGATCTCTCACGCTAACGGCAACCGTCCCTGTCGTCAACGTGATTACCTTGTTTTCCCCGTCAAAGGTCATTCCCATACTTATTCCTTATGGCAGGTATGCCCTGTCTGTTTCAGCCGTAAGCGTAATGGATATTGATTTACTCTGACTTATAACCCCGGTTGCTACAACCGGTTTCGCGCTTCCGGCGTTACCAGCAACTACCGTGACATTGCAATCAGTCAAAGGCGAGAGCACCCTGCCGCCCTGCGTGTTGCCCGTATAGTCGAAGGTGAATGCGATCTGCCCCGCCGATATTGTCCCGGTTATCGGATTTCCATCAGCGTCGTTGACTGTTACTGCGGCTGCCTCTCCGTAATCGTCTCCGTCCGGTGTGGTTGTGAAATACATCCTGTAATAACCCGTTCCACCGCTTGTAAGGGCCGCATTGAAGTTCAGATTACCGGCAGACGCATATGGATATTCTCTCGCCACAGCGCCGTTATCATAAAACACGATACTGTTTATGTCAGCCGCGCGAATACCCTCTATCATCACACCGGAGCCGCCGCCCTGACCGTTAGTGGGCGCGTAAAATCCGCACTTCAGGGACGAGCCTACAAAATTCAGCAACATCGATGCTGTCTTCCCGTTAACCGTTCCGGATGCCGCATTGATATTTGCATCCTGCCTCAACTGATACTGTATTTTGGTGTAAATTTGTTTGAGCGTCGCAACCGTCGGGCTTGCTTTCTGTGCGGTAAAAGACAGGTTGGAACCAGATGAAATTGTACCGGTTACTGTGATTGTTGTTGCGTCATTGTCGGTGATAGGAAAGGATGCTCCCGCGTCTGTACCTTCATGGATTGTAAGAGTCCCGCCTATGAACGCATCGATTGTCATGCCTCCATCGGAGGTTGTCAAAACAGAACCAGATCCGGGCGCAGAGCCATCGATGCCTGAATGAGTTCCAACATCTACCACAATCCCAAAACTTCTCGGTGCGCCATCGGTATCGACATCTTTTGAATACGCGCCGTCAAAATATCTTATCTTGATATCGGTGTATGGAGTGTTTGCTGCAACGTCGGTATCATTATCGGTAATATCAAGATCTGCACCAACCGCGATAGGCAAAGCCACCTTGTATGCACCTGTTCCGGTTTCACCGACATCTCCTAATATTGCGTCATCATACAGATACGCCTCTTCCCGGCAAAAGAGCTTGAAGAATGTGCGGTTATCAAAGTCTCCGTTTCCGCTGTCTCCGAATACCTGAATTGCTTCATTCGGCGCATCCGTAAACGTAAAGTCAGCCGCAACTCCGCTGCTGGCCTTCTGATAATAAAACTGAGCGCCCGCAGGAAAGCCTGATGCAAGGGCTACCAGTCCGACATATTGCCTGTTTAATACTCCGCCTGACGAATACTCGCTCCATCCGGCATCTCGTATCATCTGCCGTGTTACATCCCCTTCCGGTTTCCACCCATTGTATGAACCGCCTGGATCTTGTCCGAAAATGTACTGGCCGGAACGAGCATCAAGTATGTTCATCGGGAAAGGAAACGGCTGATACGAAGAACTCGTCCATAAATCCACGAATTTCGCCCATATCGCATTTCCGGTAACTCCGTCTTTAGCAACAAGGCTTCCATAGGGCGCAAGCTCAAATGTTTTGTTCGTGGTATCAAGCCATATGTTCCCGTCAACTCCCAAATTGCCTTCGCTTGAACTAACTATCAAATCATCCGGGTCAATTATTTTAGCCATTTATCTTTCTCCTTATTCTAAGTAGTCCCTGTCAATTCTTTGAGCTATCGGCAAATTACCGTTCGTCGCAGGAAGCAAATAATTTCTGATATAATACGGCAGATATCCCGCCTTAAATACTCCGATATCTATATAATCACTTGCCGCATAACTATATGAATATATATATGTAGTGCCGGAATTCTCCTGCACGTTTTCTCTCTCGTCTGTTGTACCGGCATCAAGTATCGATATATCAGAGCCATCAACAAGGCCGGTCAATGTAAGCTGTACTCCTATTTCAAGCAGCACCGTTGTTCCGCCGTTTGAATTGTTGAAATAATCATCGTCAGGGTTTGAACCGTTTATCCTGTCAATGTCTATATAGTAATTCGGCGTGGATGCTGAGTTCTCAATATGATATGTGCCGCCGAAGAACATCAGTTCATCATAATCATATTCAAGAGGGGTTCCGCTCGGTCCGCCGACATCATGATGAATTGCCGTTTCACAGTTGATGAAATTGCAGTCAGCTACATGATGACTTGCTGATGATATTCTTATCGCACGCCCGGGGGAAGATATGAAGTTACAGGTATTAACAATGCCTGTACCGGGTATCATTTCCCCGCTTTCTACAACATTACAGCCAAGAAATTCCTTATCAGCGTTATATGCCTGCAAGGTTATTGATTTCGCCTTTGTGAGCGTACAGCCATAAAATCCGTATTTGTCTATATCGGTATCGGATGCCGTAATCGCGAACCGGGTTGAACCGCTCTCCGAGATTATGGTCACTCCGCTGATGCCGCTGCTTCCAACCTTTTCACCGAGATATATTTCCGTGTTCCCGCTGCCGCCCACAAGCAGCAACTCAAGGAATGAATCGCCTACCATCGCACTTTTAAAGACAATAACGGAACCGCCCGTATCCTCAAAATAAGTATCTCCGGAGCCTGTGTCTCCTATAACTATCTTCCCTTGAGCATAATAGACGCCGCTGTATGGAACAAACACTCCATAAGCATAAGTGGCTTCCGCTGTAGCTATATCCGCGAAACTCACAGGAGAACTGCTTGTCCCACCGGTTACCAGAAGCCCTTGCCCGTAGCGCACAGCGTCCCAGTATATATATGTCTTTGCCGATACCGTACCGCCACAACGCCAACCTACTTTTCTTATCTGTGTCAATGTCGGGAACGTGCCGCCGTTTCTGCTGGAAGTGGATTCTGCGGCGAGTATAGCCCACGGTATCCAGCCACCATGAGGCATAGTGTCTCCTCCGAATATGTCCCATTCAGCCCAGTTACCGCTGACATCAGTTATGCGGATGCGCATCCCATTCGCGCCCTTTGCCGGGATGCCAGCCATCTTGGAAGTCGAAAACCAAAAAATGACCATCTTGTTTGTCAGGTCTTGATTGCTCGTCCATGTCCAGTCCGCACCTCTCGCAGCTCCAGAAGCGGAATAGTTCTGCATACAGGTGGCGCCTTCTATCGGGCCATATACGGTATTGTCCACAAGCGAGTTTGTGCCGCCGACGGCGCTCCAATCGCCGACAGCATCACACATGCTCACCGTAGTCATATTATATCCCGTTACTGCCATTACACTTCCTCGATATCAGTCGACTTCCGTGTTATCATCGCTTCCCACACAGAAGAACCTACCACTCTCGGCATATCCACGACATCGACTATCTGCAAAACATCCTCAACTGCCGAAAGAATATCTGCCGGTTCTTCGGTGAACTCTATTTCATATTCCACGTTTATTCTGTAAAGCATACAGCCTGTCTATTGCGAAAAGGGATTGCCTGCCGCGGTCCAGTACGAGACCAGGAATTCGGCATAAGCGCCGGCTGTCAGCGATCCCTCTTCCGGATACGAGTCCACCCCGCCCCGCTGATAAACGATTGATTCGATGTAATCCGGCGCCCGTGTCCAGAGGCGCGACGTAAAGCACTTGATTATGTCACCGAGTATTTTTTCGGACATTTCAGACGGCGAGAGGCTTGCGAAATAGGCGACGCCCTCGACCTTGATGATCATCCGGTGCAAGACCGATCCGTGCTTGTTTTCGGCCTCTTCAGCCTGCGGCCAGATAACCATACAGGGGAGTTCGCCGGGATCAACCTTCGGACGCGCCCGCAAAACATGATCCCCGATGTCGGTGGAATAGTCGGGCGGAGATCCGGTCGAGATCACCACCTCGCCCCTGTCCATGAAATCATCAATTATCAGCTCTCGAATTGTTTCCATCACTCGAACCCTCGACCCCTTGAATCCTTGGATCCTGCTTTTACCCTGCTTTACTCAACAAATATTCCACCTCGTGCCGCATACTGTCGGTCAGGCGCGTGCCTGCCATATTCTGCAACGTCCCGATCACGACTGGATCGTCAAGATGATCCTGGATTCGCGGCCCATACAGCGCGTGAACCGGGAAGCGGTATTCAAAAGGCATCGCCGCATATTTCCTGGTCGCAACCGGCTTCTTATGCGGCCCCTTGTACGCCCGCCGGTAAACCTGATCCTGTAATCCGAGCTTGGCGATAAATGCGTGCGCGACGGTTTTTCTTGGTTCCGTCCGAAGAACCTTCACGGACACGCCGGTTGAGACCGCCCGCGCTCCGAACTTTATCAGCCTGATAAATGTGCCCTTGGTCGAAACGGATCCGTTCGGATCCCTGAAATAAGCCTTCCGGATCTTAAAAGACTCACGGATCACGGTAGCCGTGAGAGCGTAACGGTCATACAAAATCTTAGTACCGTCGGTGCGGACGCCGGTCATGGTCTTGTTTATCCCGCGCACCATAGCGAGATCCGCCTCATCGCCTGACAACTGATTCAGCGTTTGTTTAACAGCCGCAAGATCCGTAGGATTGATTTTGATTGAAAGCATTGGTTCCTGGTCTCTGGTTTATGGTTTGAGGTTTAGGGTCTTTGGTTTGTGGTTTCTGGTTTTTCCTGACCCCTGACCCCTGATCCCTGTTTTACGCAACTACACACTTCACCGACAGCCCGTCATTCGCCGCAATCGACTTCACCGTGTAACCCCTTCCCGCGACCGTGAAGGTCTCCCCTCTGTCCGGCACCTTCAAAATGACGGACAGAAGGGCCTCGATGGTCGTTCCGCGCTCCCACACCTGAGCCTCCATGCCCGAAGGCTGGAGATCGACATCAAAATCGATGAAGACAAAACACGGGACGGCGGCACCGACGGACGGCGTAAACACCGCTGCCTCGCCCGCGGCTTCAAATATTCCCGGCAATGCTGCTGCAAATACGGCGCGTAATCCCATGCGTTAAACCTCCGGTTTAAGGTTCCGGGTTCCGGGTTCCAGGTTTCTGGTTTTTAACCGTGAACTATGGACCATGAACCGTGAACCGTTTCCTTAGTCCGTCACCTTAACCAGTATCCCCGGCCTGTAGCAGATCGGGAGCGGGTTGCTTTGGATGTGCAGGTCAACTCCGCGGTTGAACTTCCTCGCTTCCTGTTTCGCGTACAGCGGAATGCCGATTGTGTTCACGGTTTCGATGAAATCGCCGGGCGCGTAAATCGTGTTAAAGCTCTGCTGCGTGCCTTCGGGGAAGCAATGCCCTTCTCCGGTTGCGATAAAGACTCTTGCATTGCCGTCCTTGTCGGTTGCGGTGCCGCGATATTCCTCGAATGTGATGCCCGCAAAGTGAAAACCCTTCTTCGGATCGACGCCGGCCAATGCCGCTGCGCCGGACCAGTTTTTATAGACTTCTTTCACGCTCGAATGGCCTACAAGCGCCTCGAAGAAAGTCGCATCGCAGAGGCAGCGAACGCCGGTCATGATCTCGCCCTTTAATGCGTCCTCAATTGTCCGGATGACGGTGCGGCATTTTGCGGCCACATCGGTCAGCGGGCTGGTAACTTCAAGATCGAAATCAACAGTCTGCGGAGCGATCTCGAATTCCGTGTAGAGGTTGTAGAGGGTTGACCCGTCCGCATCCAGGATAATGCCCTTCAGGGCGCCCATCCTCAGATATTCGAGAGTGATGTCGAACTTGTTGCGGGCGGTCTGCATGTGATCGTTCATAACCCCTGCCAGGGTTTTCATGCTCTGCTCGGACCCGAATTCGCGCAAGCCTTCGTATTCGGAAGGCAAAATCGCGTCGTCTAATGGGATATGCGGGACGGTGAATGTGCGGACCTTCCGTTTCCCCATCTTGTTTTGAGTCCCAGGAGCGCCGACAGCCGTGGTGGGAAGCAGGTTTAAAACTCCGTTCTGCTCCTCGACTATGATCGATCTTGTCCGCACGCCCTTGTCGGCAAAAAGCCCAAGCTGCCCGACTCTGCCATAGCGGTTAGGCAGAATGTTTATCGCCTGTGTGAGTGACACCATATTAAAGGCGTCGTTTGTTTCAAATGGATTGAGAATCATCTTCGTGTCTCCTTATGTTATTTGAATAATATTTAATTAAGCCGCCGATTTTCACCGATACCCGCGGATAATATTTTTATATTAAAATCCCTGAAATCCGCGTTCATCAGCGGCCAAAAAGCAAATTCCTACGCTTCAGCTCTCGCCACAATTCCCTTCGCGTACAACTGGGCAAGCGCGGCGTTCTTCTGGTCGGTCGTCCATGCAGGCGATACATCCGGCCATACGAGATTGGCCGCTATGATAACCGCGTCTTTCACGATTGCCACGGCGTCTTTATCCGCAAGAGAAGCATCGCAATCATCAGTAATTATTCCGTATGCCTCGGATGTTCCGTCAACGGCCGTCAATGAAATCGCTTTCACTTTCCCGCTTCCGGCTGACACGACGATTGTCCACTTATCGCCGACGGCAATATCCGGACTTCCGTTCGCGACATCGAAATTGATCTGGTCGCTTGTGTACGCGGCCAGGGTTGCGGGCGGCATAAGATTGCCTTCGGGGTCTTTCACCTGGAAAACCGCCGCTTCCGGGCTGTTTGTGAAGGAGGTGCACTTGATTTCATAGGTCCCGATTTTCGATTTCAAACCCTGCGTAACCGAAGCCACCGTGCCGCCCCCGGTATTCCCGGCGTCTGCCGTGCCGGTAGTTGCGATTGTCTTTGTGATCTTCCCGACAACCGCGCCCATAAACAAGTTCTGACCCGAGGCGACAACGACGGCCTCGCGGGAAAGCTGACCCGCGCTGTCGTCTTCGTACCTCACTACATCCCTGAACACGTTTCCTTCTGATAATGCTGCCATGTTAATATCCTCCTTGTTTATAATTTGATTTATTGCTTATTTAATGCCCGCCCGTCTCCTCGCGTCTTCCTGGAGCGGATTCACCTCTCCCGTTGATGTCCCACTCACGGTTGACATAACCGTGGCGCTTTTTTTGGCTTTCTCGTCGAGGATCTTCTTCTTCGCATCCTCAACCGAAACCGCGCCCGAAATAAAACCTCCGAGCAGATGCATGGTCCCGCTTAAATTGCAAATGTCATGCAGCTCCATGACGGTTTTCTTCATCTCCTCGGTTTCGAGCTTCGCAGCCGTCGCTGAGGCGGTCGCTTCCTCCGCCGTTTTCTTCAGGGCATCCAGCTCCGCAGCCGAAACCGCCGTCATGCCTTCCGCAAGTTTCGGGGCGTAACCCATCGCCTCAAACACTCCTGTTTCCGTAAGATCGGTTCTTTCGCCAAACATCGCCTTTATACTTTCAATAAAACTTTTCATCCCGGTTCCTCCTTTGTTTGATATTCCTGAAATTTTATTCAGAGTTTGATTATATGTAAGTATGGCATCGGCAAGCCCGGCTTCAACCGCCGCCTTGCCCCTGTATCGCCCGGCTTCCTGGCTTCTTATGTCGGACGCCTTGATGCCCCTGTTTCTTGCAACCGTGTCAACAAACAGAGCGTAAACACTATCTACATCGGTCTGTATCGCCGCCCTTGCTTCATCGCTTAAGGGAGCGTGTTCCGATGCGTCAACTTTCTTGCTCCCCGCGTGTATCATGTTGTAAACAATGCCGTTTGCTTCATCGCTTTTCGTTTTGTCCACATGGACGGCGACGACTCCGATTGAGCCGACAACGCCCGTCCTGGGCAGAAATACTTTATCCGCCGCCGATGCGATCGCGTATCCCGCTGACAATGCCATTTCATTTGCGACCGCGTATATCGGCTTTCTGCCTCTCGCCTCATATATTTCGTCCGCAAGATCAAAGATCCCGGATACTTCCCCGCCCGGCGAATTGATATCGAAAAGAATTCTTCCGACGCCCGGATCGGCAAGCACGGCGCGGAACGCGTCCCTTACGCCCTCGACGCTCGCCCCGCCGAACAGCCAGCTTATAAACGGGTCCGCCTTATAAGACAGCACGCCGTTTATGCTGATAATGGCTGTGCTACCCCGCTTGTTGAACGGCTGCACCGGCGATCTTGCCGTCAATTCTTCGTTAAGGCTTCGCTCATTCAGGGCCGCCAGGTATGATCTGCATATCTTCTCATCCATAAGCAACGACCCGTTGAAAAAACTCAGCATATTCCAGTTAGGTTTCATTCTTCCGCATCTCCTCCTTCCTTTGGTTCCTGAACAGATCCCGCCGCTGTTTCATGTCCGGCCTCGGTGATTTTTCCGGCATTCGTGGAATAAATCAGGCCGTATTCTTCTTCGCGCCCGTGATCTTCGAGCTGTTCCCTGTCAATCGTCTCTACATCAGTCCCGCGAGACGCCACTTTCTGCGCTCTCGAGGCAAGCCCGGCCCGGATCTCGGCTATGTCCGCCTGTGCGTCCTGCAATGGATTGACTGACGGCCATGCGTCCGGATTCCATGTAACTCTGCGATACTTGCGCGGATTCTTGAAATAATCCGGCTGATTGAGCCGGTTCGACAGGAAAACGGCGTCGAGCCATTCGTTGACGACTCTCCGGCATAACTGATGCACGATTATCTCGGTCTGGAGCTGAGTCACCCGGCGCTTGAGATCGTTCAGTCCGGCCCGGATAGACGAAAAGTTCACGCCGGACAAATCCCCGGTAAGCTGCTCGTATGTGATCCCCATTCCCTTTGCGATTGACCTCAACTGCTGCTTCATCCAGGAATCGTATGATTCCCCGACGTCAACAGGTTTTGAGAATTCCACCTTCAGACCGGGAGGCAATCGCGGGAACGTCCCCGGCTCAAGCGCGATAATGTCCTGCCCGTCGATCTCTTCTTCGCCGCCGAGATATCTGCCCGGATTGATAAACTCCGACCGCTCGCCTTCTTCGACAAGAAATCCGCCGAACATCGCCGCGCCCTTCTTCCTGACAAGCTCCGCGTCGTCATACTGGTCGAGATCGTGCAGCTTGACCAGTATGGATGACAGCCCCGGCCTGCCCCTCAATTGTCCGGCCCGCAGCGGCTTGAACATATGGATCATGTCTTTTTTAGGCACATATACTCTCTGCATGTTGGCCGTAGTAATGAACGTCTCGCCGGGATGCTCCTGCCATATCCAGTAGCCGAGAGGCACGCCGTTCCCGTTTACCTCTACTCCCATCCGGATTTGATTCCCGCTTTCGGCCTGGGTGGTATAAGTGGCGTCGAGATGATCCGCTTCCAGGAGCTGGAGTTGCAGAGGCACGGACAATCCGGACTCGCTCCCGCTCCTTACAAACCTTACCAGCACTTCACCGGCATCGATAAGAGCGCGGACGGCAAGGCTCTGAAGCCCGTAAAACGAGAGGCGCTCATACACATCGGCCTCTTCACACCAGTCTTCCCACAATTCCTGCAACTGCTCCTTGAATTTACGGTCATCAAGCTGCCAGCGCGGAGCAAGCCCCGTGCCGATTATCGTTGCCACATAATCGTCAACGCCGCCGTCCGCCAGCGGATTGTTTCGGATGCTTTCACGGGACCGGGATCTGAGATTTGACAGATTATAAGACAGGGATGTTGACGGACCGGCTGAAGAGAGGCCCCAGGTGGATAAGCGCCGCCCGGTTGAAGCGCCTTCGTAGTCTCCAGCGGTAAGATTTACGGGGATCCGGTTGCCGCGATGATCCAGTATTGATAAATATTTCATTATAACCCCTATAAGCCTTTCGACGTTCGGGTTAAAATAAAGCTCGGCAAGTCGGTGCCACCTGCCGCTATTGCAGCCGCGACCTTATTCCGCAATAATTCCAGGTCTTTCAATTGTGTCTGGCCATACGTGATTGATTTGTCGCCCATAGATAAGGCGACTGTGCGGGTTCCGGCGACAAGACTTGCGATTGCGGTATCGATTGCAGCTAACAGAGTTGCGTCATACGCCACGGTTTTGCTCCTAAAAAATAGTTCAAGTTACGAATTATGGGAGCAAAATATCATTTAATTTTCTGCCGCGTCTATACGCTCCATATAGCTCCATATGCCTCCGTTGAAATTATTTTTGATGGCAGGGCAGAAAATGGCATAAAAAAAACCACTTTCCCGGCATCAGGAAAATGGTTCTTTTGTCATTCTAATTCGGTTATGGTTTTATGTTCTCAAGTTTTTTAATGTGAACAACGACGCCGTTTTCGAATTTAATTTCCAGCGTCCCCCAGAAACCCTGAACCCCGGCCCCTGATCCCTGCTCCCCTGATCTTCTTCCTCCGCCGGAGCTACTCTGTAATCCTCCGGATTGATCGTGTTGCTATCAACAAAAGCATTCAGCGATTCCACCGACACAAACTGCTTGATATCCGGTTTGCTTTTCATGCGTTTGGTTTATGGTTCCCGGTTTCTGGTTTTTTGTCTTTCGATGTCCGATGTACGATCTACAATGTACGGCTTTTATAACATGGGGTTTTTGGCAAAAACGCAGGACTATCGATTTTTTACGTCAAACGATCATCTTTTTACGCAGGACTATCATTTTTTTACTTGACAGAAAAAAAGCAGAGGGCAGGGGCCGGGGAACGA